TGAAGATTGGGAAAGTGTAACTCAGTTCAACATCGTTGGCGGCAACATTAACTTCTTAAAAGTTACTGATAACCGTGATGACGGTTGGATGAAAGCTGGAATACTAGAGAAGACTGAATCATGGAGCAATGATCGTGAAAACTATAAGGCTGAATACCTTATGGATGACGGTGACTTTGTCCTAGAGAAAGATCTTAACGAATGGTTTAAGGAAAACGAGGAATAGATTATGAATATGAATGAAATGAAAGTAGAATTAGAAAGACTAGAAAGCCTTAAGTACGATCTTAAGTCTTTGGTCAGTACAGTGAATAACACAACTAGGGATATCAAATATAACGATGCTCCTATGGCGATTTACACTCAAATCGAAAGCTTAGCTGAAGACAATGATATTGATATATCATACGAAGTAGCTCAAGTAAGAAATGCAGTGAATGATCTTGAATCAGCTATATATGACTTAGTTAGTCCTTTCGAAGATAAAGCAAGAGATGCTGAAAATGATTTTGATGATCTTGATTGCACTATATCTGATAACATCTATTGGGAAAAATACCCTAAAGAAGAGGACGCAGCTTGAATATGATTGGCTCACTTCGTTACAGCCCGTGTGGTCGTAAGCGTAAAAGTAAAGCTCTCGCACCCGTGCGTAGATCTAAAGAATTATTTGTCCCATATAAACCTGTTAAGAGTTTAAGACAAATAGAAATTGAAGCACACAATGCAAAATATCCATCTTACAGTGGTCCTGCAAAGTATGTGCCGGCTGAAGATCAGTCATACAAAATAGAAGCTTCCAAGGGTTATACCTTAGCACCTGCATACAACAAGGGTGCTTATCAAGTAGTCCCTCGTAGTGAAGTAGAGTACATAGGAAAATAACATGGATTTTGAAACAATAATCGTTATCTTTATTACAATCTGCGCAGGTGGGTTTGCATTAATGACATCTATCATGATTGCTGAAGACAAAGAACAAGCTAGAATAAGGAAGCTTGAAGCAATTATGCATGAACATAATGCTGAAATAAATGAAAATAAGTGAAAATAAACCTTTACATTTGCTTAGAACTATGGTATAATATACCTATATTAAAAAATAATAATAGATAAGGAGTCTACATTATGAATAGATTAGAAATGATCAAAATGGCAGCTGAAAAAGCTCAAGCCAAAAAACAAGAGGAAATTAATTTTCAAGCCTCTATAATCAAATTGGATAATCGCAAGAAAGCTCTTAAAGAAGAAATGAAACTTCACAAAAAGCTTACTGCATCAGTCAAGAAAGCTGGACACCAAGCAGTTGGTTCTCTAGATCTTAATTCACCAGAAAACATGTACTACTCTGAAAAAGATACCAAAAGGTTCTTAGAGAATAGTTCTATAATGGATGCATACAACGCAAGTGGTATGGATCAGGAGTGGAACTAAGATGGAAGTAAACAACATCGCCGCTTTATTAGAAGCTATCGTCGTAACGCTTGATGGAGTTACTAATCAATTAGCTGATCTCCAATCAACCGTCGATTCGATGGAAGGCAGAGTTAGCGATATAGATGCAAGTGTATCTAACGTACAATCTGATATAAGTTCACTGGAGAGATAATATGAGTCATACAAGTAATAGTTATGTAATGACAGCACACACTGCAAGCGCAGGTGATATGTTAGAACTTGAAACCATTAGGACAACCATTAAAGCCATAAACAAAATGGCTGCAGTGAATGATAAAATGAATAATTATAGATTTCAAAGCGGTTGGACTACTGAGATCGAGCCAAAGAATAAAAGATATAGAGTTAAGTGCCAAGGACGAGGTCCTAGGACTGCTGCAGCACTAGCTGATGGTCGTCACCCAAGAGGGTATGACCAGTCATTACCACTCAAGCACGCTGAAAGGTTGGATGTATATGTCTACATGGTATAATTGGGAAGAAGAAATGAACAACGTAACACGTAGAGCTATAGCTCTTAAGAACGCTAGAGATAACGCACAGAATACTGAATTCAAACAGATGTGGAATCAAAAGCTTAAAGAATTAATCACACAAGCAGAACTTGGTATGAAAATACCTGGTGTGAGTATACACTAATGAGTGAATACGATAGCGTGGTAGAAAGACAACGACTTTTAATAGAAGCCGAAAAATGGGCATCAGGAGTTAGATCTCTACACGCTCATCAATTAAACTCTATGGCATATGATGATAGACCACAAGACACAGAAGATGGTGGCGTCCAAGACATAGAATATAACAACGGCCTAATCGTTAGGTCAAAAGACGGAAAAGTAATTCACACCTTTGGAGAAAAGTTGGAAGGTGAATCACTATTACAAGCTTATACCAGAGGTAGAGCTTAAGATCAATGGCCCTCACTCCCTAAATTAACTCCTTATCACAACGCGGGGATAAAGTGAGGGCCACCTTTTTAATTTAAAATAACAGTGTACATTTATAAGAAAGTATGTTATAATAGATTATATCAACAAAACAATAGGAGTTAAATATGGTAGCAAAAAAGAAAAGAAGAGGTCCAAGTTTAGAGGACAAATATCTAGGACCTGAGCCTAATTATCACGGAGCAGTAATAGCTGATAAGAAGCTTACTACCGAATATTCACAAGGCTCACATTGGTATAACTACTTCCACACAACAAAAACTAACTTACCGTTCATCTTAGAATATTGCACTAAGCAATTAAACTATTCTGAAGATGACATTAGAGCACTGAAGAAGTTGCCTGATTGGAAGGTAGCAGCTGGCGTAGGAATTAATATTCGTATGTACAATGCTGGATTTCCATTAGAAAGAATGCATGTTGATGATGTAAAAGGTAACTACCTTGCAAGGATTAAAACTTCATTAGACGCAGTTCTAGTTGAAGGTTATAAGATAAAAGAAGATCTAAAGCATGTACCAAAGCCAGTTGTTATTCCTATTCAAGAAAGAATGCGTGCTAAAGTCATGCAAACAATGTACGCCGAATGGGATGAGATGGTTGTTGATAAATGGATAGATGGTGAGTTTGATGATATTAGATTTCCTACCTATAGTTTATTACAACTACATAAGATCAAAGGTGCAGCAGTTAACATGTTTGCCACTTATGTACAGTTCGAATATGATCTAGTCAGTGATGCTTATAACAAAAATTGTGAACAAGCTGAAGAGGCATACTCTCATATTAAGAAGAGTAACCTTAAGAAGATGATGAATACTATGGATAAGATCTTCGCAGACATTCAGAGATTAAAAGATAATAATAAGGCAACAAGAATACCAAAGGCTAAAATGCCTAAAGCTTCTGATGCACAGATTAAGAACTTGCAATACATGGAAAGAGATGATGCCGCCAAATTAGTGTCAGTCAATCCAATCATGATTCCTAAGAGGAATAAACTCTACGTATATAATACTAAGAACAAGCAATTGACTAAGTATTACAATGACACTTCAGGCGGGTTTGAAGTAAGAGGTTCAACAGTATATAATTGGGATGATAAAGAATCCATGTGTACTACATTGAGGAAACCAGATGATGTGTTACCTCAGATTTTAACTAAAACTGAAAAGCAAATAGATAAAATCCTATCGGCTTTAACTACCAAGGTCAAAAAACCTAGCGGTAGGATTAATAAGGATTGCATCTTATTAAGAGTTTTATAACTCAACTAATAATTATGGAAGAACTAGAACATAAAATAATGACCAAGAAAAGATTCACTCAAGCAATAGAAGCGTGTGTAGTCAAAAACAAAATGAGCTATATCGATGCAATGACTTACATCATTGAATTAAGAGGTATGGATTATAGGAACGTTAAGAAACTACTATCGGATTCTATTAAAGAGAAGTTAACAGTGGAAGCTACTAACTTGAATCTTATTCGCGGAAAGAAGAAAAATACTTTACCAATCTAAAGGAGAACAATATGAGTACAGTAATTATACCGTCAAGTGACGCAGACAAAAAACGCATCAAAGGATGCATCGAAGAGATTTCAATGTCGATGTCTCGCATGGCAGCTGAACGAGAGTTCATTAAAGAAGCTATTGAATCATGCGCAGATGATGTAGAAGTCAATAAGAAGCATCTTCGTAAGATGGCCAACATACACCATAAGCAAAACTTAAGTGAAGTGGTCGGTGAGATAGAAGATGTTGAAGCTCTATATGAAGGGGTCATGGTCTAGTGACTGACCCTTTTGAATCATACAAACTATATAATGCTCTTAAGTTACATTTTGAGCAAGATAGTTATGACGCAGTTAAGTATAACTTTAAAAGTAATGTTACACCTAACTCATTTTTCAAAAGGAAAGACAAGTACTTCTTTGCAAAACTAGCAAAGAATCATAAAGATTTATTAAACTATTATGTATTCAATTTCGTTGAAGATGTAAAGTATATTGCGGACATGGAAGAACGTCACTATACTAAACATAAGAAAGTCCACGATGCACTATCAAGGACGTTTGAAACAGATATAAATAGATTAGTAGATAATTCTTTTGATGATTTATTAACTGCTGGGAGTAACAACCAAGCACCAAAGATCATAGAAAAGTGGATGCATGAAGAGATATCATTGGAAACATTAGTAATCTTTAATGCATTAACCAACTTTGTTAGTAGGGAAGGAAGCAAGATAACCGAAACAATATTTTGGCCAGATGTTTCTAGAAAAATAATAAAGTATGGTCCGTTCGTTAAATTCGATAGGACAAAATATATTAATATATTAAAAAAAGCCTTTACATTGGCATGATAATATGTTATAATAGATCTATATTATGAATACAGTGAAATACAACAGAAAAGACGAAAGTCTTAATACAACGCAATACAATGGAGAAAACATACAATGTCATTTGCAAACTTAAAGAGCACACGAGGCTCGTCTATCGACAAACTCGTACAGGCTGCGGAAGCAGTTACCACAAAAGCAGAAACAAAGTCCTACGCGGACGATCGTTTTTGGAAACCTACTCAAGATAAAGCTGGTAATGGTTATGCCGTTATTAGATTCTTGCCTGCGAAAGAAGGTGAAGATCTACCTTGGGTACGATACTGGGACCATGGGTTCAAAGGACCTACTGGTATGTGGTATATCGAAAATAGTTTAACTTCAGTCAATGAAGCAGATCCAGTAAGTGAGATGAACACCTTGCTTTGGAATTCTGGTCGTGACGAAGATAAGCAAACTGCTAGAGATAGAAAAAGACGTTTACATTATGTGTCTAACGTGTTAGTGGTATCTGATTCGGCTAATCCAGAAAATGAAGGTAAAGTTTATCTTTATAAATTTGGTAAGAAGATCTTTGATAAAATTATGGATGTTATGCAACCACAATTTGCTGATGAAGCTCCAGTCAATCCTTATGATTTTTGGGAAGGCGCAGACTTCAAAATCAAAATCAGAAAGGTTGAAGGTTGGACTAACTATGATAAGTCTGAGTTCTCAAATCCAGCACCATTGATGAACGGCGAAGAAGAAGCATTGGAAGGTGTATATAATAAACTATATGCGCTCAGTGATTTTACTAAAGCTGAAAACTATAAATCTTATGTTGAATTGAAAGCTAAGCTTAATAGAGTATTAGGTGTAGATGCAGGAACCACTATGGCTCCTGAGGATATGCAATATGCTCCAGCACCAAGTGAAGTAGTAGCGGAACCAGTAATGGCCGAAGCTTCTGCGGATGATGGTGATGATACATTAAGTTACTTTGCTAAATTAGCACAAGATAATTAATATCATTCCCGTACGGTCGTAGGGTAAAAAAGAGTCGATTGGCGTCCTTCCGCTAGAGTAAAGAGTTCCGTACCTTACTTACAATAGTAAATTGCTAGAAGAGCCTCACTGCAGTGGGGCTTTTTTTTATTCGAAGATTGTAGAATTACCACTTGTTCTTGGAGCTGATGATCTGTTATCAAATCCTGTAACTAGATTAGTAGTAGTTGATCTATTACCTTGGTTATTAGTAACAGCTGTCACTACTTCAATAGCTCCAGCCTGATTCTGAGCAGTAGCTGATCTACGATTTTCAGTAGACATTACATCTATTTCTGATCCATCTACCACTCCATTTACTTTGATCTTTGGCATTACTAGATCTTCTCCAGTATCTACATTGATTCCAACGTACTTAAATGCACCTAGTTTGCTAGCTCCTTTAGTAGCTAACCCTTTGGCGAATGCCGCTAATGGACTATCACTCTCATCAGGAAGGAATGATTTTAGTATAGGCTTAAGAACCATTTTGAGTAGACTATCTAATCCTCCGACTATGCCCTTAGAAAAGAAACCTGCAATTTTAGACTTTGTTAACATATTAACAAAGAAGTCAATGATTTTAACAACTAGACTTTGGAATCCATCGACTACTTTTCCAATCATATCTGAAAAACTAAATCCTTGGATTTGCTCTCCTACATCTTCCTTACCAAATTTCTTAAATATCCAACCTACAGCATCTTTTAACATATCTAATGGTATACCAACAATACCTACTAAGATCCCTTTAAGTGCACCAAACATACCAGATACAAATTTGTTTCCAGCTGCATCGTTCTTTACACCGTCAATAGCTCCTTTTATACCATCGAACACACCCATTATAATAGTAAGAGGAAAGAATAACTTACCAAATAACCTACCAATTGGTGCAAACACTTTAAACGCGAATTTAAAGAATGTACTTAATGGTCTAAAGAATCCCTTTGCTATTAAGCCAAAAGAACCTACAGCTTTCTTAGTACCAGTTAATGTTTTAACTACTCCAGCTATAGGTTTAAATGCTTCTTTGAATCCATTGATAATAAAACGAAACGGCCTCATTACAGTATTAACAACCTTGGATACCATTCTGCCACCATTTGCAAAGGATGACTTCAAGTTTCCAAAGGAGGCTTTAAGTGATGACGCTAGTTGTTGTGCTGAAAGGATTAGTAATTGGCCTGTAAATTTCAAACTAAAGAAAATATCTTTGGCCACTTTGATTGATTTTGCAAAAAAGGTACTAGTTTTCTGTACAACCTTTAAGTTTTTAATTGATCCTGTAATACCACCGAAAACTCTTCGGAATATCGTTCCCATTAGCTTTATAGCTTTAGCCCATAATGGCAGTTTCTGCCATTGGCCATTAACGGCTCTAAAAGTCTTTATCTGTCCTGAGAATAAACCACCAAATAATTTGGCAAAATTCTTTATCTTGGTAACACCTCTAAAGAGAAGCAGACCTGCAGATTTAATTGAATCACCAATACCTAAAACAAACCCAACAGTTAAGCCTGCAACAATACCTGCAAGACCACCAACGATTGCTAGGGCTTTACCGAACCATCCCTTTGGTGCATCAGGGAT